TCCTCGGCTGCAAGTTTTAACTCCGTAGCGATTTGAGCAGGTTGCAAAGGTGGTAGCCCTACGGCTTCCCTAATCTCATCGCGTGTCATAACGCTAACCTTAGTCATTTCACTATACCCTTCGCTAATCGGTTCGCTTTCAATTATAGATAGGCGTTTCTCAAAGCCGTTTAATGCGGCCAACTCATTAAAGATGTCAATAATGAACGCCTGCCTTGCACGTATGTATGTGTTCTTAAATAGTTCGTAGCTATCGCGTATTTGAGTGCGACCCGAAAATACACCTTCTTCTTTGATGCCAAATAGCGCAGGGTCAACTACTCTGTGACCGCTGAATATCTCTTGTTGAACGGTTTTGTTCAATATCTCAAACCTATCCTCAAACCCGTTAGAATTAAGCGGGGTAATTTCTACGCCTTGTTCCTTTGCATCGTTAAAAAGCAAAAGGATTTTGTTGGCGTTATCCGTACCGCTGAATTTAGCTTCAATCTTTTCTTCGATGTTCTCTTGCTCCTCCTCTGTTGGTTGCCCGTTGTTAAAGCTGAAAACAGTACCCGCCATAAACCCGTTTTTAACGCTGTTTAGGTGGAAGTTAGCAATCTCACTATCCAACTCGATGTAAGGTATCGCACCCAAGTAAGGCGGCAAAGGATAGTAGTCAGCCTTTGGGTGATATGCTTTGATGTATAGTAGTTGCTTTCCGCTTGGTTTGTTCCAATCGAACGCAGGAATTGAGGTTATCGTATCGGCTTTAGCTTTCTTCCAGTCTGCGCAATGGTAAAAGGTTTTGTAGTCCTTATTGATTCTGTACTTTGCAAACTCCGCATGGTATATTTCGGCCATGTTTCCTTTTTTATCGTACAAAATTTCCAAAGCAAACCCACCAAAGATTTCCAAATCTAACGCGCATTGTGCAATTATCTCATTAAGATTTTGCATAGGGTTAGGTTCGTCTATTAACTTGGATAGCTTAGCGACCTGTTCCGTGTTTAGCCCCCTATCGTTAACGCTCACACCTTGCCCGATAACATAATCGACCTTGCCGTTTACTATTGCGTAGTGCTTTGCCGACCTATCGTAAATGTAGAGTAGGTAGTCAGGGTAACGGTTTAACCATTCGGGGTCAGTACCGTACAAAATCCAATCCTTAGACGCTTGTTCCTTAAACTCTGGAACTTTGTGCGCTGCAAACTCCAATATAGATAGGGCTGTTTTAGCCATTGTAAACGCTTATTACTTGGTTATCGTTGCCCGTGTATGTCGGGATTGCTGTTGTTGTTCCTGTTACAATACACATACCTGTTTCCAATGCCGTTAAACCTGCGGGGTTAAGGTTGCTTGCGCTTGCTTGCCCGTAAATCGTATAATGATATTCGCCCTCTAAAGTCAAAGTTACCTGCGCATTTGTAGGCGTTGGGGTTGCTGTTTCCGTGATGGTAAAAGCGTTGTAACGGTCTTGAAATGCGCTTGTATCATCTGCAATGCAGTATTGCGTAACGGTAGATGTTAGGTTCTTAAAGGCAAATAGGTAATGCGCTGCCGTTCCCTTTTCGGTCGTGGTCACTACTACCAAATTCGCTTGCCCTTTAGTTATCCTAATCATTAGGTCAATGCGATAAAATACTCAATATCAACTGCTGCGGTATCTGCTATTGCGCTAATCGCGCTTATGTTTGCCCACGCTGAAAATGTATTGGCCGTTTCAATTAGGCCGTTATGCAACTCAAACGATTTGCCAGCTTCCAACTTAACCCAATAATGCTCAGAACTATCAGATATTTTCAAGCTAATAAAGTTGGTGTCATCTTTATTGGTAATGCGTAGGTATTTAACCGCGCTACGGATAAACGTACCCGCTGCGACCGCTGTGCCATAATTAACTACGGTCACTTCGCTTGTAGGTATAGTTAGAATGCGTTGGTCCACTTCGTTAATGCTTGCGATTGTGAGCACGTTCGAGTTACCGTAGCTTTTGTTATTGAGAGATACCGCTTCCGTAATGGTTACGGTCAAAGTAGCGTTTGCTATTGTAGTTGCCATTGGGTTGTTTTGAGTAAATATAAAAAAGTCGCTTTCTGTTTCAAAAAAAAAGCCCCACTAAATGCAGGGCTTTCTTTGTGTGTATGTGTAACCGTTTAGGCGGTAATACTTGCAAGTAATGCAGATGGTATGGATAGCATTGGATTCGGTTCTAAGCCGTTAAACGTCATTGTGTAGCCGTTCAAATCTGCAAAGGCCGTTCCTGTTGCACCCGTACCACTTGCGAAGTCCAAACCGTTGGCGTAACCTGCCACCCAGTATTGAGGGGTTGCTTCGTTCGTTTCGATAATTGCCACCACGCGATTCTTTGCAAGTAGCTGCATTTCGTTACGTTTAGCTACGTCCAATTTGCGCAGTACGAAAGTCAAAGATGGCACGTAATGAAGTGAGCCGTTACGGTTTCCCGCTGTTGGGTCATCGCTAAACATACTTTCCTCCTTTGTTAATTCGTATTTTCGGAATGAAGCCGTAGCCGCTGAAAACGAAACTATCGCGCCTGTTGTTACCGATGCGTTCATAGCAATGTAATCAGCATAAGCCGCAAAGCGTACCGATTTAATACCGCCAATATCTTCTTTACACCCTAATGTAAATCCTTGTGTTAATGCGCAAGCCATGTTTATGAGTGTTTAAGTAGGGGTCGAACCGTAGCCCGACCCCTGTGTTAATTAAAGAACGATTGCAGCGATTTCGGCAGGGAAAGCAACTTGCGTTCCTACCTTCATTTCCAACGCGGCTTTCACCTTGCGGTCATCTTTTGAGTACCATACTTCAAGTGAGGAGAAGTCGCTTTCGGCATCAACACCAATGAAGAACTGCGATGCAGAACCTGCGTAAACTTTATTAGTTCCAGTCAATCCTGCAACTGGTATAAACTTCAAGTTGATACCGTTAAAGATTAGACCCTCCGCGCTTTGAGTATCAACAGAGCCTTTCACTCCTGCATTGATAACCGTACCGTAAGTTGAACCGCCTACTACCAACGCTTGAACCAAAACCGCGTAAGTGTCATATCCAACAAACCCGATTAGGTCGCTTTTTTCGGTCAAACCATTTGTAGCAAGCGAATTGTAAAGACGGAATGCCATTTCCTGAGCGTTGGTTGCTGTGAAAGCAGTAGTCAATGGAGTACCTCCAAGATTAGCGTTTATGTAACCTGACCCGATTGTGGTAATGAAACCATCCCAAAACGCGCCATTGTTTGCAGTTGGAGCGCTTACGCTACCCTGCCAAATGTACTTGTCAATTTCTGCACCAACTTTCTCAAGTAGGTTCTCCGACATTTTAGCAAATACCTCCGCTGGTTCTACGGTTTCCATGTGAGAACCCGCTTTCATTTTGGTAGCGAAGAACTTAGTTTCCAAATCTTTTGGACACCATTCCACGTTAACCTTAAACTTTCCAGGGGTGAGCGTTCTTTGTGTGAAAACGGTAGTACCGCTTGCATCAAAGCTACATCCGTCAGCTTGGAAGTATACCGCCTGCGAAAGCAACGGTAGCTTAGTTGGGGTTTTCACATTAGGAATAACCTCAACCAAATTCATCATTTTGGCTTTGTTTACAGTTCCTGCCATCAAAGGAAAAGCATTCTCTTCGATGTAATTAACTAAGCCGACTACATTAAATGCACTTGCCATGTTTTCTTGTTTTTTTAGTTGTTTGTTTTAAGACTTACGCATTGCAAGCCATTTGTTTAAGTTGTCGTTTGGTTCTTCGGTTTTGAAGTAGTTAGGCACTTTCTTAGTTGGTTGCTCCGTTGGGGTTGCAACAAACTTTTCAAACAAGTCAGCCAATTCACTAACCGCATTTTTAAGGTCTGCATTCTCTTTTCTCAAAGTAGCTACCTCGTTAACGCTTGCGAATTTTAGGTTATTGATGCGTTCGGTAATCGCGCCTGCAACTTTCCCCATTACCGCCTTTTGAATGTCATCCATGTTGAACGATGGCGCAGGGGCTACTGGTGCAGCTTCCATAACCTTGTCTACTTCCTCCACTACTTCGGGTGCTGCGATAACTTCGAGAATTAAACCTCCTTCAGTTACAACTACACTACCATCTTCGAGTTGATGTTGTGCATCGGGTGCGGGCAATAATTCGCCATCTGCTCCGATAACTTGAACCATTGACCCAATAGCCAATTCGGGTTCAATTCTTACTAACGTGCCATCTACAAGTTTTGCATCAATGAATTTCTCCACGCTGCCAAACAGTAGCTTCTTAATCAAGGGCATTTTTGCCTTTATTTCTTCGCTTATGTTCATGGTCTGTTTTTTTGTAAATAGATAAAACTCGCTAAGTGTACCATTTGCCTATTTGATTTGCTCCATTATTTCCCGAATGATGCTTTCATCTAAGGTGCGTTCTACGGCTTCATCAAAAATTCCCTCCACGCTGAACCCGCGAAACGTGCCATCTTTAACCTTCGCCCAAGTGTCATCATTATCTACTTTGAACGACCCAAACCACGACCCATCGGGCAAGGCTTCAAATCCCTCTGGAGTTTTAATTCCGCGTGTACTATCAATGATAAACGATTCAAACATGAAAACGTCCTTAACGTCCGTGTCGTGCATTTGATTAACCGATGAAAGCCGACCTTCGCGCATGAATTTGTAGACTATCTTCTTTATAGCATCTTCGCTAAATAGCACGTAGTATTTTTCGCCATCTTTTGAACGCCTGTAAATCGGTTGCCCTGCTACCATAAGCGCACCCGATACGATACGCCTGTTTGCGTCCTGTATTTTGAATTGGTGCGGCTGCTTGCTAAACGCCATCCAATCGCGTTTAATAGCAGGGTCGTCTACAAATGATACCTTTTCTACACGGGTTTCATCGTCTAATTCATCAATCGTTAGGTGTACTAATTTCCTTTCCATGTTTTTAAGTATTACCCACCTCCGAAAGTGGACTGTGATTCAATTTGGTTAATGTTTGTTTGTGAGCCTGTTATTTGCGTTTCCACCACGTACGCTTGAACGGGTGCAAGTTCTGCCTGTTGCGTGTTGCCTAATTGCGTTGTGTTGGTAGTTACGGGTGTTATTTGTGGGGCGGATGCACCTATTGATGCTGCGCTTGTTGGAATAGATGGCGAACCTCCACCCGGTACGCTTGCAAGTATTGTAGACGCTTGGGCAACCGCTGCTAAAACCGTTGCAATTTGAGTAGCAATAAAGACGGGTGTAGCAACTACTGCACCGGGCCCTGTTGCCGTTGCGCTTTCCGTAGCCCCTGCAATAGCCGAACTAATTGACATTGCGGTATTGATAGCTAATTGACCAAGTGCAAATACCTTAGACGCGGCTGTTTGTTCACCTTGTGCGGCTGTTATGATTTGCCCAAGTGAACCCAAACCCGATGCAAGCGATGAACCTATTGCAAGCCTTGCGTCACGTATTTTCTTTTCCGCTGCTAACTTTTCATCACCTGCCTTTTTGGTGACGGCTAAAAGGTCGGCTTCTAATTTCTCGGCATCCGTTAGTTTCTTTTGGTCAAATTCATACTGCAAATCGTTTTTGATTTGCATTTGTTCCTGCTCGTATAACTCTTGTGCTTCCTCATATTCGGCTTTGGTTGCATCCTGTTGAAATAACGCTTCCATAACCGCTTGAAACTTAGCGTCCTCCGCTGCAAGTGCTTTCTCAATGTCGAGTGCAAGTTGTTCCTCCGCTGTGACAGCCCGTCTTTCAGCAAGGTATTCATCCGTTAAAAGTTTACCTTCTGCCGCTTCTTGCGCTAACCTTAGTTCGTTTTCATATTGCGCTTTTAATGCAACTTCAAGTTCTGCCGACTTTTGTTTTTCAAGTTCAATCTCTTTGTCGTTTCGTTCTTTTAATTTAGCTAACCTTTCTGCATCGCGTTCTTTGTCTATTGCGGTTTGCTCATTCTTTAGCCCTTGAACTTCCGAACCTAACCTCTTTTGGCGCATTATAGATTCACGTTCCAAATCTGCAAGCCTAACTTTTGCTTGGTCTACTTGGTCACGTTCTTCCTCGCTTGCGTCCTTCTTTCGGTTCATATTGTCCTCCAAAGCCTTTAGCTTCATCGCGGCAATTTGTAATTCTTCTTTAGCGACTGATTCTTCTATTTGCCCCGCTTGCTTTACCGCCGCAATTCGTTCCTCTGTTGATAGCGTTAGGTCATCAGCAAGGATTCGCGCCTTTGCTATTTCCTTATTTGCTTCTGCACGTTTTACCGTTAAATCTCCCTCCGCTTCCTCTACTAAATTTAAGGCTTTGGAGTTGGCTATTGCTGCCTGCGTGTTGTTCACTAAACCAGTTGTTGCCGTATTAAAAGCGTCCGTTAAATTTTTAGCTGCACCTTTCCAGTTAAATGTCCAAAAATCATACGTGGCTTTAGCCATACTAACCCAAGCGTCAAATAGGGTACGAACAACAGTCCCAACCCCAGCCATTGCTACCCGTAGCTTTTGCGCACCCTTCTCCGTTTCGGTGAAGTAGGTTATCAACGTGCCAACAATCACGACAAACGCGCCTATGCCTGTTGCAATTAGCGCACCTTTAAGCGTGTTAAAAGCCCCTACTACTTTGCCAATGCCACCCGTTAACCCTTGCATTGCGGACGCGGCTTGACCAATAGGCCCAGGAATAATAGACGCAGCATCCGCCCCCGCCTTAAAGCCGTTTTGCATGGCTTTAGACGTTTTGTCCGTTTCGGTCTTTAGGCTTTTAACCCGTTGTTTAGTTTCGTCAATTCCTTTATTAACGCCCTCCAAACCGCCTGAGGTATTAACCTCAACGTCAATCATTATCTTTTTAGATTCGGCCATAGTTAAGGTGTTGGAAGTAGAATGTAGGTTAATACTATTGAAATTGGGGAATTACCTGCCGTTGGATTTCCGTCTCCAATAGATATAGCCAAATCAGCTTCGGGTGTTATTTGGCTTGCGTATTCTATTAAGAAAGGTTCAAAAGAATCTGAAGCATCGTCAATTTCTACGTAATATAAACTATTTATAGGGTCTCCTGCATATCCAAGAGTCATAACTATATTGGTAGCGTATGGCGTTGTGTTGAAATGTATTTTACTAGAAACAGCTAAAGGCCATGCGTAATATCCCGTTGGAACAGTTATACCAAATGCTATTGGAGTTGTGTATGCGCTTAAAACCTGTGCGCTTGTTAGGTGTATGGTTTTAGTTTGTATGCCCCCGTTACCATTGATTACCGTGTTGCTTTGCGTAATGTTTTGGTTGCTTACTCCGATAGCGGTCACGTTCTCCACGCCATCTGCAACCACGTTATTAGACCCGATTAGAGTGACGTTCTTACTTGCCCCTACTCGATTGTTATCACCTTGCACAAAGAACCCGACCGCGTTTGGACTTACCACGTTTTCGCGCCCTATTACCTTGCCTTGGAACGGTTCAAATTGGTTGCCGTTAAGTAGCCTTTTTGATGGGTTAAGTGGCGCAAGTTCTAGTAGCCTGCCACTACCTAAAGACTTACCACTACCCATTGCCGCGCTTTTCTTTTCATCCATTACGATGTCACCAGCTTTGAACAGCTCGACCTTAGTTAGCCCTGTTTTAAACGGGTTGTAATCAATTACCTTGTTTAATCGGTAGTAGGTTTGGTCAATTAGTATGGTGTCGCGAAAGTCCAACTGCTGAATATCCAATTCAGTCAAGTAGAACATCGCTGTGATTAGCTTGCTATCCTTGCTTGCCAACTCCAAAAACTGCGCTTCGTGATATTTCTTGAATAGGTTGTTGTTGGTATATTGAACTGGCCCAGTTGACCCGTTACCCTGATAGTAATACTCTTTAGACATACCGAAATTTATGTCTAGCGTTGGGGTTATTGGATTGTCCCAATGCCCAGCGTACGGATATTGGTCGTAATAAATTACTGTACCAGGAACTGTTTGATGTGCCCAACTAGGGCTACTATCCAACATGCCACCGTAGTAAAGTATGCGAATGTTTGCATCTGTTTGTTTTGCCCCCTCGCTTATGTCTGCATCGTATATCTTTGGAATGATACGGCTACTAATGCCATCGTTAACCAACGGAGTACCGCTAAAGACTACGCTTGTTTCCTTCTTTTCGGGAACAAAGTCGTTATTAATGTTTAGTGTCCTATGCCCGTATGCCTTGCCATAGTTGCTTTGGAAACGCTCGTTATAATAGTCGCCATCCTCTGAATAGGTATAGACGTACTCACGACCCGATAGTAATCCCATAGGTGTAACGCTTAGCTGCTTATCGCGTGCCAGCTTATATGTCCAATCCCTTATCACACCGCTTGCGTAGTAGGCGTTTCGCGTTTGGAATATGTAATGCCTGTCTACTGTTTTGCTCGGTGTCATGTACAGATTGAACATTTTTAGAATGCTCAAAAAGAAGTCTTTGATAGTTGTTTCGGGCATCCCGAAATTCATGTATACCGTGTTGCCGTAAGCCAAATCAGTTACCACAGTATCCATGTGGTAATCGCCATCTATTAAATTAAATTCAAATTCATCTAAAATTCCATTATATCCAATAATCCATATAAAAATTTGTACAGAATCTCCTGCGTTTAGAACCAATTCGCTACTTGTGTAGCTGTTAAACGACTCACCGCTTTGAGGCCCACCTTGCAATATGGTAAGCGGCAAATCCATAACCGCCATATTCATATTGTCAATGTGATTGCCATTTACGCAAACAGTAGCCCAACTTACGTAGTTGTCTTCAAGTGGGCCTATTTGAGCTATTCGAGTTGCCTTTACTTTATAATATCCACTAAGCACATATGTGCCAGTTTCATTTATTACGGTTGTGCCATTGCTTGTGTTGTATTGGTTTGATGGGTCGGAAACTTCTTCATCACAGGTTATAATAGAGAATGATAGGAAGAAATTTGGAGGATAAGTAATACCGGGAAAATAAACGTTAGGTGGTGGACTTGCTGCATAATTAGTTGTCCAAATAATAGGCGAAGTGGCAAATAGCCGAGCGTAAATCGCGCGGGCCGCAATGTCATCTTCGCTCAATTCAAAGCTATTAACCCACGGCAAACACAAACGCTCGAACGTGCCATCTGTAAAGAAGGAACCTTCATAGGTTGCATCAGCATAGGCAAAAATTCTATTCCACAATTCTTGAACATACAGAGCAGGACGTAAGTTAATAGCTGGATAAGTCCGTTGCCCGTAGTAATTTATTAAGTCGGTATCTCTTCCGTAGTCAATTAACGGATATACATAACCAACTCCAACTGGTGCAAACCATGTAGCCGATTGGTTGCTTTCCGTTAGCGTGTGGTTTAAGTCGCTAATGTCAATGATGCGATTGCCTGCATCATCTCGCCCGTTTAATTGTTGGTCACCCCACACCCCAAACAAGTCAATTAACCGCCCTATGAATACTACCTCGTATTCTATTTTACCCTGCGTTACTTTGATGTTTCGCAGTTGCATAGACCCGTCTAATTGCGGCAGGCTGTTGTGGAATACTTGTACGCTTGCCTTTTTGTTGGGGTTAAAATTTGCCCCTGCGTTTGGTGTGTTAATATCAAACGGGTTGCTTATGTCGGCTTCAAATAGGTTGCCAAATAGCACGTTATTGTTTGACGTTCCAACGCATCGAATAGTTTTAGTGAACTCCGTTTGCCTTTTGTCAGGGTCGCGTACATCGCTAACTGAATAGTTAAACGAAAAGTCTAAACCCGTGGCAACGTCTAAGCGATAGCCCTCTACAAATACCTCCGTTCCTATCATTGCGCTTGTCTGTAACTATCCAACGCAGCTTTGAACTCCACCTCAATCTGAAACACGCCATCTTGAACACCGCGTAATTCTTTCCATGTGTCAGTTTCCAAAACAACGGCAACAAATACGCTCCCTGATTCAATAAACACAACAGGCGAAGCTATTAACTCACGCATCCATATCATTTCGGCATCGGTCAAATTATCGCTACTTATCTTTTGCGTGGTATCAATTCGTGTGTAGTATTCAGTATGCCCTCTGCTTTGTGTGTTATACCCATAAGCCCCTGCGCTTGTCAGTACATTAGGCTGTTGCATATACTTTTCGCGCTTAATCTTGTCCTCTGTGCTGCTCTTTAGCTTAAATGTATAAGCATCAAACCCGCCCAACGTATTAAGCCAATGTAGCCGCGTTGGTGTGTATTTAGCGCAATTATTGATGTTAAAAGCGAATGTAGTAGGTGTTGCCGACCCTGTGCTTAGAAAGTCTATTTTATACGATTGAACGCCTACAAATGATGGGGGCGAAGCTATCAACGCAAGGTCTTTAGTTCCAACGCCTGCACGAACCCGCCTACGTGTGTATTCGTTACCTGCAA